GTACAGGTCTATACGGCGGAACAGCCTTAGGAGCGGCTACAACTACATTGTCAACTGCTATAACAGATACCGTTACTACAACTATTGTATTAGCAAACACGGCAGCTTTTCCATCATCAGGAGAAATTAGAATTGGTACAGAAGATATAAGTTTTACAAGTAACAATACCTCTACAAATACTTTAAGTGGAGGAGCAAGAGGAGTTAACGGAACTACAAAAGCAACACATAGCGGTGGTGCAAGTGTTTTAAATATATCTGATTATGTTGCATGGGGGGATCCATCCAATGCTGACTTTACTATTGATCCTGGAATGTGGGTTCTTGACAACTTTGGTACAAAATTAATTGCGCTTATATATAATGGTCAATGTTTTGAATGGGACGCAGCTGCTGCAAGTGCTACGTCTGTAAGAGCAACATTATTACCAAACGCACCAACAGCATCACGTCACGTATTAGTATCTACGCCAGATAGACACTTAGTATTTTTTGGTACAGAAACTACAGTAGGTAATACTGCTACTCAAGATGATATGTTTATAAGGTTTTCTTCTCAAGAAAGTATTGATCAAACAGATTCTTACACAGTTAAAGCAAACAATACCGCAGGTACACAACGACTTGCCGATGGTTCTAAAATTATGGGAGCGATTAAAGGTAGAGATGCAATTTATGTTTGGACCGATACCGCATTATTTCTTATGAAGTTTGTAGGACAACCATTTACCTTTTCATTCGAACAAGTTGGAACTAACTGTGGATTGTTTGGTAAAAATGCATGTATAGAAGTTGATGGTTCTGCATATTGGATGTCTGAGAATGGGTTCTTTACTTATGATGGTCAATTAAAATCCATGCCTTGTCTTGTTGAAGACCATGTTTATGATGATATTAATGCTGTATCTAGAGATCTTATTAATGCAGGTTTAAATAATTTGTTTGGTGAAATTAATTGGTTTTATTGCACAGCTGCATCAGACTCTGTTAACAGAGTTGTTACTTATAATTACTTAGACTCTAGTCCTAAACGTCCTATATGGACAACAGGTACTTTACCTCGAACAGCGTGGCAAGATTCTGCTGTATTTGATAAACCACATGCAACATTTTATGATTCAACAGATAACGCCTCTACTGAATGTATTGGAAATACTGATGGTATTACTATATACTATGAGCAGGAAACAGGGACCGATCAAATTAATTCTGGTGGTATCGTAACTGCTGTTATTGGAACTATTACATCTGGTGACTTTGACATTACACAAAGAAGAAGTAATACTGGAGCGACCGTAGGTATGCCAGACCTTAGAGGAGATGGTGAGTTTATTATGAGAATACAAAGATTTATACCAGATTTTATTTCGCAGACAGGTAATACTAGAGTTAGTTTTGTAACAAGAAATTATCCAAATAGTTCTGCAACTACAACAAACTTTGATGTAAGTTCCACTACAACTAAAAAAGATACACGACTTAGAGCTAGATCTATTGCTATTAAAGTTGCCAACACTACAACTAATGAAGATTGGAAACTTGGTACATTTAGATTAGACATTGCACCAGGAGGTAGGAGATAATGGCAATAGGACCAGGTTTTTATAATGAAGCAGACCAAAAACTGTATGAAGATTTTCAATATCTACCTCAAGAACAATACAGATTAAATTTAGGTAATAATAATCAAGTTAATAGATTAGATTTTAATAATTTATCTAACTCTGGAATAATGTCTCAAGCACCAGTTCCATATATTTATCCACCAATTAATCAAGGTGGAGGTGGAGGTGGAGGGGGCTTTGATGTTACTGAATCTATAGATCAAAGCACAACTTCAGATGATTTTGGTTTTGGTTTAGAAGGCAACGATCCTTCAATGAATATGACCGAGGAAGAACAAGAAGCAATAGATAATATGAATAATCCAACATTTAATAAAGCAGCACTTGCTAAAATTGGTCTTAGTTCTTTTTTCGGACCTTTTTCTATGATGGGCACAGCTTATAGAGAACAAAAAAAAGCAGAAGCACAAGCTCTTGAACAAGCACAACAAGCGGCTACAGCTGCAAGAGCAGCAGAAAACAAAGCGGCAGGTAGAGGTGGCTATCAATCGGATTTTGCTCAGGATAGTGGTTTTATGGATGGACCATCTGGTGCAGGTTATGGTATGGGTGCAGCAGATAAAGGTGGATCAGATTCAATGGGTTCGTTTGCTTATGGAGGACTAGCAAGTATTTTATAATGGCAAAGATAGTAGAATCATTAACTAGAGCAGAACCAGAATACAGCCAAAGAAATATACAATCTTTGGTCAGGGATCTTGACTCTGTAATTACAAAATTAAATAGTACATTTCAAGACGAAGTAAAACAGGAGATAGAAGCTAAAAGTTTCTTTTTAGAATAATGGCAGTAGTAAACCAATATAGATTTTACGGTAAAACAACGACAGCTGCAGAAACTGTAAACATGTTATCACCAGCTGTTAATGAAACTATTATAGTAAAATCTTTAAGAGTTACTAATAAATCAGGTTCTAATACACCTACGGTAACTATTAAAAACAATGCATTTGAGATAGTAAATACACAAACATTAGTAGCTGCTACGAGTGTAGAAATATTAACTTTACCTTTAATTGTAGAAGGTGGAACTGTATTATCTTATACTACAGCTGGCACCGTATCTGATGGTGTAGTGTTTGGTATTAGTTATCTTAATATATTAAAGGAGAAAATAGACTAATGGAAATAAAAAACGCTAAAGTAGAAACTACTTATAGACACAAAGAAACTGGTCAACTTTTTAAAGAAAGAAAAGACTGGGAAAATAAAGGTTTTAAAGAAGAAGAAATGGCACAAGATGTAAAAGTTATAATGCCAGCTCTTGATTTGTTCTCAAAAACCAAGTAAACATAGGAATTAAGGTAAAATTATGGCAATATCTAGAATGCAAGAACCAAGACAACTTTATGGATTAGGTAGTATCGTTAAGAAAGCGGTACGAGGTGTTAAGAAAATTGTTAAAAGTCCTATAGGTAAAGCAGCTATTGGTGGTGCATTAGCATTTGGTATACCTGGAACAGGTATAGGTGGTTTATTTGGTAGAGCTAGTTTAGGTGGAGAAGCCACAGGTTTATTCGGACAAAAAGGAATAGGTGCTACTTTTAATTTAGGTAGACAAGCACTAGCAAATAGGTTTGCACCCTCTATGTACAATAGAGGTCCATCAGAATTAGGTAGAACTACTAGAGGAGGTATGTTTGGTAAGTTAGGAAAATTTGCAGGAACATTAAATCCTTTTGGTGATACTTTTAGCGGTAAGAATGCTTTTCTTACAGCCGGAGCTGGTTTAGTTGCGGCACCGTACTTAATGAATAAATTTGCTCCTGAAGAAGTAGAAGAAGAAGTAGAAGATGTAATGGATGTTGGTGCTGTTAGACAAAGTGCAAGAGATTATTATAGAGGTCTTGGTGGACAAAATTTAGCATTTATGCCACAGAAACAATACGTACAGAAAAATTTTTATCAACCAAACGCAGATGGCGGACGTGCTGGTTATGCTGATGGGATGATGGTTGAAGATGAAGAAGAAGAATTTATAAGAACTGGTGCAGGTCAAAGAATGAGACCAAGACAAGCATTTTTAAATATGGGTGGTGGTGCAGGTAATGCACAAGCAGAACAAATGCTTATGGCAGAATTTGTTAAATACAAAAACAAAGGTGGCACATTATCTTTTGAACAATTTGTAAAAGCAGTAATGCAACAACAACAAGCACCAGAAGGTGCAGGTATGGAACAACCAGAACCGGTTATGATGGCAGCAAATGGTGGACCTGTACCAGATTCAACAGTTGCAGGATACACTACACCAGCCGGTTATAATAAGTTTGATTACAGATCAGGTGGAGTTCCTGTAAGAGTAGGAGCACAAGAAGGTGGAATCATGGAAACTGAAGAAGCATCAGAAATGATTGACATGGGTGGCATGGAAAAAGATTATAGAAACGAAGGTGGTTTTGTAGCAATGGGTGGTAAAGAAAGAGCTGATGATGTACCCGCTAGACTATCTAAAAATGAATTTGTATTTACAGCAGATGCTGTTAGAAATGCAGGAGGCGGCGATATAGATAAAGGCGCTGAAGTTATGGAAAATTTAATGAATAACTTAGAACAAGGTGGTGAAGTTTCTGAGGATTCACAAGGATTAGAGGGTGCGCAAGCAATGTATGATCAACAACAAATGTTACAATCAAGGATGATATAATGGCAATTTCAGATTTTATAGAACCGGCAATAAAAGATTACGCAACACAGGCAACGGCCACTTACTCGGCACCTATTGATACAAGTAAATTTACTGGTAGACAATTTGTTGCTGGTGAAGATCCATTACAAACACAAGCAATTAACATTGCACAACAAGGTGTAGGTTCTTATCAACCATTTTTATCTGCAGCACAGACTGCACAACAACAAGCGGCCTCAACTGTAGGTGGACTTGGTGCATTAACGGGACCACAAGCTTACCAACCTTTTATGTCTCCGTATCAGCAACAAGTTATTGATACAACTCTTGCAGAGTATGACAAACAAGGAGCAGCTGGTGAACAGCAAATTAGAGACGCAGCAGTTATGTCTGGTAACTTTGGTGGTGGTAGAGAAGGCGCACAACTTGGTCAATATCAATCAGATAGATTAGGAGACAGAGCAGCACTTCAAGCACAAATGTTAGCGTCTGGTTTTGGTCAAGCGCAACAACAAGCACAACAAAATTTTACTAATCAAGGTACACTAGCAGGA